GGATTTACACTACTATGTAAAAAATATTTGTGAAGATATTTCTTACGATTTAAAAATAAAAAGTTCCAATTATCTATGTGAAAATCAAAACTATATCCTCAATTCCGAGAATGTGGAAGATTTAAATGACGGGCAAAAAGAACATTTTTTATTGGAAATTAAGCTTGGTGAGGATGTATTTATTCAAAGAATATTCCCAGCATATTACTACCATCCAAAGGTAAGATATACTGTTGATATTCGTCAAAGATTGAAGAGAATTTTGTCAGATTTAACAGACATTTTGTCTTCAGAAGAATTGGAGACAAGTTATTTAGAGTACGAATTATAATTTAAAACTAATATATACAACTATTATGGAAGAAAGGAATTTTGGGTATTTGGGATTTTCGTTTCAACAGTCCCTTATCAAAGCAATTATTGAAGATAAGAAATACGGAGAAACAATTATTGATGTATTAGAGAGTAAGTTTTTTGATAATAATTCGTTCAGATTTATTATGGAAAATACAAAGGAGTTGTATAAAAATTACAACAAAATCCCTGATTACAATACATTGGCACAGAAAATCATGGCTGAAGGTGGTAACAAAGATTCCTCTAAAATTCATGTGGATACATTAGAAGCAATTAAAAATAATGAGTCACAAATTGAGTATGTAAAAGATACGGCACTAAATTTCTGTAAACAACAAAACTTAAAAAGAGAGTTAAAAAGTGTACAGAGTATTATTGAAAGTGGTGAATTTGAGGCATATAACAAAATTGAGGAAATCATTCAAAAGGCATTACAAGTTGGTATTGCTAACGATGAGGCAACTGATGTATTCCATGATATCGATGGGGCATTAGAAAAGGACTTTAGACACCCATTACCGACAGGTATTGTGGGAATTGACAACTTACTTAAAGGTGGGTTAGGAATCGGAGAATTAGGGGTTGTATTAGCACCAACAGGTACTGGTAAAACTACCTTACTTACTAAGTTCGCTAATACTGCTTATAACTTAGGTTATAACGTGGTTCAAATATTTTTTGAAGATAATCCAGGTAATATTAAAAGAAAACACTATACAATTTGGACCGATATTGCTCCTGACTCACAACCTGAATTTAAGGATGAAGTGAAAGCTAAAGTTGAAGAGGCACAAGCTAAATCAAAAGGTAGTTTGAAGTTATTGAAATTGGCGAGTGATAATGTTACCGTTTCTGAAATTAAAAATAAAATCAGAAAGATGAATTCAGAGGGGAATAAAAAAGTTGACTTGTTAGTGATTGATTATGTCGATTGTATTTCAACAGACAAATCTACTAACGGAGAAGAATGGAAAGGTGAAGGTTCGGTTATGAGAAGTTTAGAGTCTATGACATCTGAATTTAATATAGCAATTTGGACGGCAACACAAGGTAATCGTGAATCAATTTCAAGTGAAGTTGTAACGGGTGATCAAATGGGAGGTTCAATTAAGAAAGCACAAATTGCACACGTTATCTTATCTATTGGTAAAACATTAGAACAAAAAGAACATAACTTAGCAACACTTACTTTGTTAAAGTCTCGTATTGGTAGAGATGGTGTAGTTTTCCAAAACTGTAAATTTAATAATGAGTTTCTTGTTATTGATACTGAGTCTCAAAATACTTTGTTAGGACATGAAGAACAAGAAGTACAAAAGAGAGCAAACAGAGCCGCGGAGATTTATAGAAAAAATCAAGAAAAAAAATCAGGAGTTATTAATTAAAAACATAGTTATATAAATGAGTAAATTATTTACAGAGAGAATACCTTTTAAACCATTTGAATATCCCGATTATTATAATGAGGGTTGGTTAAAACAAATGCAGGCGTTTTGGTTACATACAGAAATCCCAATGCAGGGAGATGTTAAAGATTGGAATGAGAATTTATCTGAATCAGAAAAACATTTAGTTGGTAATATCCTTTTAGGTTTTGCACAAACAGAATGTGCCGTTTCTGATTATTGGACTGGTATGGTAACTAAATGGTTTCCAAAACATGAAATTAGACAAATGGCAATGGCGTTTGGTTCACAAGAAACAATTCACTCAATTGCATATTCATATTTAAATGAAACATTAGGATTAGATGACTTTGCAGGTTTTATGCATGATGAAGTGATGAAAGAAAGATTTGAATTATTAACAAATACAACGGCAGATTGGACACCTAAAGATTTACAAAAAAATCATAAGGCAAGAGTTGAAGTTGCTCGTTCACTTGCTATATTTTCTGCATTTGCAGAAGGTGTAGCATTATATTCATCATTTGCAGTATTGTATTCATTCCAAATGAGAAACCTATTGAAAGGAATTGGACAACAAATGAAATGGAGTGTTAGAGATGAATCATTACATTCAAAGATGGGTTGCCAATTATTTAGACATATGTGTGAGGAGTTTCCTGAATTATTAGAAGAAGCAAAATCCGATATCTATAAGGCTGCGGAAATTATAAGAGATTTAGAACATAAATTCATCGATAAAATTTTTGAAATGGGTGATTTAGAAAATCTTAAAAAGAATGACTTAAAAGAATTCATTACAAAAAGAGTTAATGAGAAATTAAGAGAATTAGGGTATAACCCAATCAAAGGTGGAGATGATTACTTTGAGTTCAATGAAAAGAAAGCATCCGAATTAGATTGGTTTTATAATCTTACTGGAGGAGTTACATGGACCGATTTCTTTGCAATGAGACCTACTGATTATAGTAAGGCAGGTGAAGGAGAAAATTGGGACGATATATTTTAAAAAAAAAACATTAAATAGATTATGAAATACTACGGAGAAGAACTCGGTTGGGAAATTGGTGTCGACTACCCTGAATGGGCGAACACAGAGATTTATGTTAAGACAATTTCAAAAGGTTATTTACAAGCAGGAGAAAAACCAAAAGATGCTTATTGGAGAGTTGCAACTGCGGTTGCAAAAAGATTAGGAAAACCACAATTGGCAACTAAATTTTTTGATTACATTTGGAAAGGTTGGTTATGTTTGGCAACACCTGTTTTATCAAATACAGGTACAGATAGAGGTTTACCTATTTCTTGTTTTGGTATTGATGTAGGTGATAGTATATTTGAAATTGGTAATAAAAACTTAGAGTTAATGTTACTTGCAAAACATGGCGGTGGTGTAGGTGTTGGTATTAATATGATTAGACCAGCGGGCGCTAAAATCACAGGAAACGGAACATCGGACGGAGTTGTACCATTTATTAAAATTTACGATTCTACTATTCTTGCAACAAATCAAGGATCAGTACGTAGAGGTGCCGCTTCAGTTAATATTAAAATTGAACACAAAGACTTTGAAGATTTCTTAGAAGTAAGAGAACCAAAAGGAGACGTAAATCGTCAATCATTAAATTTACATCAGTGTGTTGTAGTTAGTGATAAGTTCATGAAGAAGTTAGAAGAAGGTGACCCTGAAGCACGTAGAAAATGGGGTAAGTTATTACAAAAAAGAAAGGCGACAGGTGAACCATATATTATGTTTAAGGGTAATGTAAATAAACAAAATCCTGACATGTATAAAAAGAATGGTTTAAAAGTTCACATGACAAATATTTGTTCTGAAATCGTATTACATACAGATGAACAACATTCATTTGTTTGTTGTTTAAGTTCTTTAAACTTAGCAAAGTATGATGAATGGAAAGATACTGATTTAGTTTACACATCAACAATGTTTTTAGATGGTGTATTAGAAGAGTTTATCCAAAGAGCAAAAAACATGAGAGGTTTTGAAAATGCTGTACGTTCTGCTGAAAGAGGAAGAGCACTTGGTTTAGGTGTATTAGGATGGCACACATACTTACAACAAAAAGGTATTCCATTTGAAGGTTTACCAGCGCAATTTGAAACTCGTAAAATCTTCTCTCAAATTAAGATTGAATCTGAAAGAGCAAGTAGAGATATGGCTAAAGAATTTGGTGAACCATTATGGTGTAAAGATTTTGGTATGAGAAATACACACTTAAGAGCGGTGGCACCTACAGTGTCTAACTCTAAATTGAGTGGTAATGTTAGTAGCGGTATTGAACCATGGGCGGCAAACGTATTTACGGAACAAACATCTAAAGGAACATTTATTCGTAAAAATCCTGAATTAGAAAGAGTATTACGTAAGATTGGTAAAAATACAAAAGAAGTGTGGGATCAAATTTTGGCGGACGGAGGTTCTGTATTAGGTTTAGATTTCTTAGATGACTATTGTTTTATTGATACAAAAGTTGTGGAAGTAAAAGAGGTTGAAGATGGGAATCAATATAAAATTGTACCAATTAAAGATGTCTTCAAAACATTCAAAGAAATCAATCAATTAGATTTAGTAAAACAAGCGGGTATTAGACAACAATATATTGACCAAGCAGTATCATTAAACTTGGCGTTTCCTGCGGTTGCAGAACCGAAATTTATTAATGC